ATGAACAAAACCCTGGTGGCGCTGAAGAAGGAAACGACCTTCGGCACCGCTGCAACGCTGGCAGGCACCGACTGCTTCCTCGTCAGCAACGTCTCACTCACCCCGCTCGCTGGCAATTCCGCCACCCGTGATTTCGTCCGGCCATATTTCGGCCAGTCGTCCAGCATCCAACTGGATCAGCACGTCGAACTAAGCTTCGATGTCGAACTGGCGTCCTCCGGCACGGCAGGCACCCGGCCTGCCTATGGCGATGCGCTGATGGCTTGTGGCTTTGACGAAACCATCACCTCGGGGACGGACACCGAATATACCCCGGTATCCGCCGACTTTGATTCCGTCACCATCGAAGTCTTCATGGACGGCATCAAGCACCAGATCACGGGTGCGCGGGGCAGCTTCAGCCTGTCCATTGCACGCGGCGCGATTCCCAGCCTCTCGTTCAACTTCATGGGCAACTATGTGGCCCCGGCAGATGCTTCACCGCTGACGCCGAATTTCAGCGACTTCAAGATTCCTAAAGGGGCCAACAGCGCCAATACCCAGACCATCACCCTCTTTGGTGAAGACCTGTGTACCGAATCGTTCTCGCTGGAATTGGCCAATAACCTCGTCTACCGCGATCTCCCCGGCTGCGATCCGGCGGCTCTCATCACTGACCGCGCCCCGACAGGCACTCTGGTGTTTGAGATGACCACCGTTACCAGCTACGCCTGGGTGGAAGCCGCCAGAACCAAAACCTCCGGCGCATTCCAGATCATCCACGGCACGGGCGGAGGGTCCATCGTCCAGATCGACGCGCCCGCCGTCACCATCAACCCGCCGAGTTATTCCGACAGCGATGGGGTGCTGATGCTATCCGCGCCGATGGTATTCGAGCCGACTAGCGCCGGCAATGACGAACTGGTTCTGACCTTCAAGTAAACGCCCGGACAGGCAGTCGCATCACGACCCTGATTCCAGGGCTGTCTACAGCGCCCCCCGCCGCTGGTGATGAAGCGGGGGACTATTTCAACCAATCTGACAGATATAGGTAAAGCACATGGCATTTGTCCTTAAACCGAAAAGCGAAGGCTTTTATTACGGTGTGATTCTCCCCGTCGTCAACGAGTCCGGCGCATCCCAGGCCATCAAGTTTGAAATGAAGTTCAAGCGGGTCAGCCGCTCCAAGCTCAACGACTTGCAAAAGGCCCAGGAGCAGATGACGGAATCCGAGGTGGTGGTCGATAGCCTGGAACGGGACACCGACTATGTGATGGACATTGCAGAGGGCTGGCGGCACGTCTCTGAAGCGGATGGTGCGGAGGATTTGCCGTTCAACCGCGCTAACGTCTGGCTCATGCTGAACAACTACCCCAACGCGGCCAGCGTGATTGTCGCCGCGTTTTTTGAAGCGACTCTCGGGGGCGGCAAGAGAAAAAACTAGAGGACGCGGCCAGCCATTGGGCCGCGCCTTCCAGACCGCACGCCGGTAACGACGATCTGGCCGAGGCCATGCGGGCCTTCGGCGCACCCGAGGAGGTCATCCATGACACGCTGGAAAGCCAGGTGGAAGACGACGGCCAATGTGAGGTCTGGGAGGAAAACTGGGACACGCTGATGGTGTTCCTGGCACTTCAGACGCAATGGCGGCGGGAAATTCCCGCGATGTCCGGGCAAATGATCTGGCACGGGCTGGATTACCCGGCGATGGAATCGACGCTGCGGATGATGGGGCACTGGAAGAAGGCCGGCGAGATATTTGACGGACTGCGAATCATGGAATCAGCGGCACTGCCGATTTTGAACAAGCCGAGCAAGAAGTAGGGTCTTTATGAACTCATCGATGCACCTTGGGATTACCCTGACGGCAGATGGCAGAAATGCCGAAGCCAACATTGGTAAGGTCGTCAAGAATATCGAGCAGGTCGGCAATAGTTCAAAAAAAGCCGCGCAGAGTCTCGGCGGCATTGAAAAAGCTACTCAGGGACTTGGCAACGCGGCAACCACTGCGGGCCGCGCCTTGGCGGGATTGGGAGTGGCCTTTTCAGCCCGTCAAATGATTCAGACCGCCGATGCCTATTCCGGCATCGTCGCCAAACTCAAGCTGGTGTCAGGCTCCACCGCCGAGTTCGCTGCCGCTCAATCCAAGCTGTTCGAGATCAGTCAGCGCAACATGACGCCACTGGCCGAGACGGTGCAGCTTTATTCGCGGCTGGCCACGTCGATGCGGGATCTGGGCCGATCCCAAGCCGACACCCTGGCCATCACCGATCTGGTCGGTAAGTCCATCCGCATCTCCGGTGCCGATGCCTCCAGTGCAGCGGCGGGCATCCTCCAGTTTGCCCAGGCCATCGGCTCCGGCGTCCTTCGGGGCGACGAGTTCAACTCGATGATGGAAAACTCGCCACGTCTCGCCAAAGCACTGGCCGATGGGCTGAATGTACCGATAGGCGCGTTGAGAGAAATGGCCGCTCAGGGTGAATTGACTGCCGATAAGGTCGTCAATGCCATCCTTTCGCAGTCGGACGCCATCAAGCGTGAATATACCCAGATGCCGGTCACGATATATGGCGCGTTTCAGCAGATCCAAAACGCCCTTACCAGTTATATAGGCAAGGCCGATCAAGCCTCTGGCTCATCAAAAGAACTGGCTGAATCGCTGTCTTTGATTGCCAAAAACATGGACACGTTGATGACGCCAATCAGCAAGGTTGTCAGCGGATGGGCGCTCATAATAGAAGGCTTTGACAAGCTCACCAAGCGGGCAAAAGCCATTGAAGAGATGAATGCCAATCGGTCTGCTCGTGGCATCTTTGGCACACCATCAGAACAGGAGTTAGCTGCAATCAATGCGGCGTCAGCTTCAAAGCCAGATGTGAACGAGGCCATCAGCAAGGAAGAATGGGAGTCTAGGAAACAGCAGCAAAAACAATTCTTCGACGGCGTAAAACGCGGGGCCAATGATGCCGCGCTGGCAATGACCAATCTCTCTGAAAAGCAGAAAGCCGTCGCGCAAATCGTCATCGAGATGGCCAAAGCCTACAAGGTCGATCCGGCCTTTGCCCTGGCGATTGCCCAGCAGGAAAGCGGCTTTAACCAGTTGGCAAAGTCCGCCGTGGGTGCGCGGGGCGTGATGCAGTTGATGCCGGGAACCGCCAAGCAACTTGGCGTCAATTTCAACGACCTGAACGACAACATCAAGGGCGGGGTCATGTACTTGGCCCAGCAGGAAAAGCAGTTCAAATCCCTGCGACTGGCAGCGGCGGCGTACAACGCTGGCCCCGGCAACGTGCAGAAATTCGGTGGCGTGCCGCCGTTCAAGGAGACCCAGAACTATGTCGTCTCGGTCGGGGCGCTGTATGAGAAGTGGCAGAAAGTCCTGGGCGCGCAGGGTGAGTCATTCACCTCCGCCAAAGACCAGGCTGATGAACTCGGCACCGCGTTCAATCGCCTGAAAACTCATCAGGACGATCAGGTTAAAAAGGCCGAGGAATACGCCAAGGTTCAGGTCGAACAGATCAAGACCCGACTGGCGGCGATGGATCAGGAACGGCAAGCGGCGGCGGATGTGGCTGCGCAGGAATTGGCCGGGGCCAAAACCTATCAGCAGAAAGCCGACATCATCGAGGCTGCGCAACAGAAGGCGGCGGCGTACAACGCCGAAGCACTGGACATGGTGCGAGCCGAGTTTGACGCTCAGGAAGCCGTCATCAAAGCCCGACAGGCCGCACTCGCCAATGAACTGGCGCAAGCGGACCAATACAACGTCACCATCGACGAGCAATTCAAGCTCAAGCAAGCTTTACGGGCGGCGGATAACGACCTTGCCATTCTGGCTCAGAATCGCGCCCAAGCCGAAATCGCGGCCAGCGGCAAAGCCAACGAGTTTGCCCAGAAAGCCATCAGCCTGAAGCAGGGCGAAGCCAGCGCCATTGACGGCATCATCGGTGCCTATCAGCGACAACTCGACATCCTGACCCGATTGACAGCGGCGAAGGAAGCGGGCGCATCGGCAGATCAGTTGTCATTACTGAATGACTTTTATCAGTCCGCCGACGCACTACCCGAACTGGTATCCCCCGATCAGATCGCGCGGATGGAGCAATACACCTTGTCCACCAAGGCGCTCAAGGGTGCGGTGGATGAGTTGACGGGCGCACAAAAGAAAAACGAAGAGCAGTCAGTCAAGGAAGCCCAGCTTCGCATGAATGCCTACTGGGATCAGACCATAGGGCGTATCCGTGAGTACGCCAAGCTTATGGAGGAGATCACCGGGCAGAAGAATCCCTGGGTGGATATGTCAGTCGGCGTCATGGAGTACGCCAAGAGCGTCGAT